AATTTCCGAAAGTATCAATACTATAATCGCCATCACTTAATGTCGTTATTTTTGCTGGTGGAACATTATCTACACTATAGTCTGATTTATTTTCATCTTTTATGTCAAACTTATAATCTGGATTGCCAAATGTATCGACACTATAATCCATTAATTCAATTCACTTTTAATCTGATTAATAACTGCTTTAGCTTGGTCACTATCGTATCCAAAGTCTCGTATAATTTTTCTTTTTACTTCTTCTTCACCCATGTTATTAAAATTTCTTTTAAAATTATTATAAAAATATAACGGAAACTTAAAATTACTGCTAAAAAATCCACTACCTATTTCAACAATTCCATCTGCAATCATTCTAGAATTTCTTTGGAATGCTTCAGTAAATGTTATTTTTCTTTTTTCGCCATTAGGCCTATTTCGATCTACAGGTACTCCATTATTAAAATCACTAAATACTTGTTTTAAAAATATATCATTTATTCTGCTTCTAAACTTTGCACCAAAATCTTGGTAAGCAGCATTACTTTCGTACAGATTAAGAACAGCATCTTGTACCTGTTTAATCTTAGGCATTCCTTTTTTGTCTTTTTCTTTTATTTTGAGCAAACCCTCTTTGTAGGTTTTGTCTATTTGGTTTTTTTCTTTTTTTGCTTCAAAGTCTTTTTTGTTTTTATCCTTTGTACCCTCAAGTTTTTTATCAGCTTTAAATTTTTCTGCTTCTAGACCTTTTTCATTTTTATCTAATCCAATTCTTTCAGTAACAATGTTTTTATCTTTTGTACCCTCTAATCTTCTGTCAGCAGAATATTTCGTACCCTCTAATTTTTTATCGCTTCCATAAAGTTTTGCTTCTAAGTTATTAGCTATTTCTTTTTCAGCTGTACCCTCTTTAAAATATTTGCCAGGATTGTTGCCACTAAGTATAAATCCCTGTCTTTGTTTTTTTGGATCATCAGATAATATTAAGCTTCTTGCAAGATTATCTGTTTGTGTTTGATTTAAATTTTTTAATGCACCAGTAAATTGACTTGGAGTATAATCTAAATCACCTAACATGGCTCTTCCAACATCACCTAAACGATTACTTTGTTTTAAATTTTGTTCTAAATTATTATTTAATGGCATACTTATGTTTCCACCATCAATAAATCCAGTACCACTTTCATTTATTCCAGCATTTTGATTTCCTGTTATTGTTCTTGCAATTTGACTTCCTAAAAATTGTGATGTTGGCTCAATAGTATTTCTCAAATCCATCATATTTTGATTTTTTAAATTTTGACCTCTTGTTTGTGCATCTCTTAAATTTGATAAAGATACTGCTGCATCGTCTTGCGCAGATCCAATCAAAGTTCTAGCTATATTACTAAAAGCTCTGTTTAACTGTGGATTGTTATAAAGTTGATTATATTTAGTTGCCATATTACACCTTTGCTAAACCATATCCTGTTGCGACTTCTCCACTTCTTTTTAATAATTGTGCTGTTGGATTATACGCTTTTGCTTCTGCATCTTTTAAAGCTAAACCTAGTAAATCAGCTTCACCACGCATTTTATTTCCCAATATTCCTATATCTGTAGCTGATTTATTAAATTGTGGATTCACTCTAGTTGCTAAAAAATCCCCAAGATTTGCTAACTTGGCTTGTGCCTTACCTTGTTGTTCGTTAAATCTAGCTGCTTTTTGCAATTCTTGATTAATAGTGTCTGTAACAATTCTAGGCGCACTTCCTGTATTTGGCATAGAATAATTAGGTACGTTTACAGTATTTGTAAGTAATTGTGCTAACTTTTCTTCGTTAGTCGTCATATTATTTTGATTTATAGTATTAGCGCTTTCCTTTATAGAACCCATGCCTTTATCTTGTAACTCATTTCTTCTTGCTACATTGCTGTCTATAGCTTCATTTCTGGCTCTTTGTGCATCTTTAAAAGAGTCATTTTGCATTTTAGTTCCTAATAATTGTGCGCCTACGGCTACTGCTAATGTTGGATTACACATTACGATACCACCCTTTGTGATGATCCTCTGTACGGATCGTTAATTCCTGTATAAGTATAAGCTGGAGTTATTGTTCCAGTTTGTAAAACTCCACCAGTAGATACTGGATCTACATTTTCCATTGGTGCATTAGACAATGGAATCTTGTCAAAACCCTCAAAGAAAGTCATAGCTGTTTTTGTTGCAGCTGGTTTTAATTTATCTACACTTTTTTGTACATCAAAGTTTTGTATATCTTGTGTTTGTTTTTGTATTTCATCTAATGTTGACGCACCACCAATCATGCCAGACAAACTATCTGCAAGCTTTTGTTGTGTAGTAGCTATTTCATCTCTCTTAGCTTGTGCATATTGATTTGCACCTGTTTGTATTCTTTCTGCATCAACTGCTTTTTGCTCTAGCAATGATCCTAATCCTTGATCAACTTCAGCTTGTGTTAACAAACCTTTAGATTTAAATGTATTGTATAATCCTCTTTCTGCATCGCCCAATGCAGTATCTAATAATGGCGTTTGAAAAGATGTATAAGATTCAGATAAATCCTCAAAATAATCATCATTAAATGCTCCAAACGCTTCTGCTAATTCCTTTTGTTTGTTAACTAAAGCTTTTGCACGATCTATTCTAGCGTTAGCCATAGCTATACGATTATCGTTTCTAGGGTTTGCAATATTATCTGGCAAATTATCGCCTATTTCCCTTAAATCTGTTTCTGAATAATAATTACGTCCATATCCTATGCCAGGAGTGCTATCAAATCGATTTGTTTTTTCGTTAAAATTAAATCCAGCAATAGGATCATCATCAACATAAGATTTTTTTGAAGTATCATAAGTAAGGTCGCCTTGCTCAATCCTGTTAATTATTTGACCAATAGCACTTGATTGAAAAACATCAACAAGACTATCTATTATACCTTGTACTGATTGCTGTATATTATTATTGTCAGAACTATCGTTATCTGAATATGGAGATATACTAGGATCTGATGGTAAATCAAATTCGCTCAACTTATTATCCTTGATTGGTTAGATGTATTAAATAGTAAATTTGGATATCTTGCTTTTCCTCGTCTTTCCAAATCAGCCTGTGTAGCTAAACCCTCTGTTGCAGAAGCAAATAAATCAATTAATGGTTCGTAAACTGGTAATTGATTTAACAACTCTGCTCGTGTTGCTGCTTGTGAAGCAACTAATGATGGGTTTGCTAAATTCATATTTTGATTCATTAAATCTGATTTTGCCGCTTCTATATTTTGTAAGCTTTTGTTAGAAAATTGTTTTGCTTTATCTGCTATCTGTCTTTCAAACGTACCTTTTCTTTTATCTAAAGCACCTCGTTTTTCTGCTGCAATTGAACTATTAAGTAACCCAGCATCTGCTAATTGTAGTGTTAATTTTTTAGCTGCTTCGTTAAATTGATCTGTAAGTTGTGGTGTCGCAAAGTCTAAATAATTTTTTGTTTGTTGATCGTAAAATTCATCATCAAACTGTGAAAAAGTATCATCAATAATTGCTCTACCCTCGTCTATTTTTGCCTGTCTTTCTAGTTCAGCTTGTCTACGTCTGTCAGCTGCACCACCATCATTGTATCCACCACCTAAACACATTATGCAACAACTCCTCTGCTAATCCATTTTACACTTTTATTAGTATCTCTAACCCAAGCAAAATTAACAAAATCTTCGTTATTTCTGCCATAACCTTTTAATACACTTTCTTCTTTTAATCCTAGAAACTTTAGCCAATTATGTACAGTTGTGTAACCTTGTATTGATTGTGCTTCCACTCTATGTGCCTTTGCTTTATCTAATACAGGTATTATACTATTTATAATTAGTTTTGTAAGTGATAAGTGAATTTTTTGAAACTTGTCTGTCGCAAATAACCCCAAACTCCACACGCCTTTACGCATTGGGATATATGTAAATGCAGCTATTGCTCCATCTTCTTTTGTTCCACATACAATTGTTGTCTTATGTGTTGCCCATGTTCTGGCCAATTGATCAGCTAACTCTCTTCGATTTTCTGCAAAACTTAATGCCACAATCTCTTCATAATCTCTTTGACGCATATTCATTGCTATTGTGTAAACTGAACCAATTGTTGCTTCTTCCCAAATCATTATCCACCCTCACTCATATCGTAGTGTATAGCCAAATTACCAATTTTTGCTGATCCATTTGAATTGCAAGTTAACTTTGGCGCAATGTGTGTCGAATAACCAACTAAACTTGCACGACCTAATCCATATGTTGTTCGATCAATCGTTGCTACAGTTTCTTGCAATGATATATCAGTTGGATCTGTTGCAATGCTTACTTCCCATTTATTTGTGCATACTAAATCAATGCCAGTAAAATCTTTGCTTGTTGCTGGTTTTGACGCATCAATAAATGGCATTTGAACCTCGACAACTGATGAATCATAAGTGTCTCCACTTGCTCCACCTAAACTATATAAGTTTTGTCCACTTCTACATAAAACTTGTTCACTATCAAACGCCCAATTGTCTACAACAAAACCTGGCTCATATGTAGACCAAGCGCTTACCTTGCTCGATGGAAAATAGCTAAACACATAAATCACAGAACCAATAGCTATAAGATAACGTCCATTTTTTGGATCTAAAATAGCTTGTGCATTTTCAGCTTGTGATTGATCTGACGCAATAGCTGATATAACTGTGTCGTCTATGGGATTGCCTATATCTCCTACAAACGCAGCGTTAGATGAGTCTCTTGCTCTTAAACTTCTTATACCAGATTGACTAAGATAAAAAACATCATTATCGCCAAACTCAACTACACTTTGAGGTGCAATAGTTCCTGTATTGTTTAAAACTTGTATTTGACTATTCTGCGCTGCATCTGCCGATACAAACCATATTTGTATAGCTTCTCTTGCAAAAACAGCTAAATTAGAAAAGTAGTTAGCCATAGCTTGTAATGTTTCAGATCCACTAGCATTGTTAGATAAATTAATAAACCCAGCACCAAGATTACTATCATTCCATTCTGTAGGATCATTTACAGCAGAAAAATGTAACAAAGAATCTGACAATGCATACATTTTTGTTTTAACTGGTTTTATAAAACCACCTGGCGTATATCCATTTATATTGTTGCTTGTCGCTCCACCATCTAAATAATTTATACTATTAGTAAAAGCTGTAGTAACATTACCACTTACAGAAACAACAACAATTTTGTTGTTAAAGCTTGCTCCACTTTCTTTAGATATAATATTTACTTTTGCGCCAGTTGACGTTGCTTCGTATTCTGGCGTTGTGTTAAACTCATTAATAGCATCTGCTACTAATGCAGCTGTATTTGTGTTTGATGTTGCCCAAGGTATTTGACCAGATATAATTGAAACACCATCAACTGTTATATTTGTTATAGCGTTATCAACACCACCAGACATATTTGTAATACTTCCTACAGTTGCATTTCCGTCCACTAATACTGTAACTGCAAATCCATTTACTGTTACGCCTGTAGTAACAGAAGTAATTGTAACAGTATTACCACTAGCAAAAGCTGTGTAATTTGGCGTTGTTGTAGCAGAGTTTATAGCATTAGCTACATTTGTTGCTGTTGTTGTATCTAATCCAGTATGTGCTATTGGAGAAGAAAATAAATCTACATTATTAACACGGACAACACGAATATTATCACCTGGATTAGCTGTTCCACCAGTTACTTGAAATGATCCTGTTGCAGAAGTTCCACCAGCTGAACCAGCTGTAATCGAAAATTGATTTCTTGCTCTTCCGTCAAACCAATCTGTTATTCTTGTTCCATTGTAATAATGATATATACGTCCATCTGCAAATTGTGCTGCTGCATAAACATTTCCATCAAAAAAATCTGTATCTAAAACTTTTACTAATTCTTCACCAGATGGGTGCGCTAGTTGCACATAATTTACATTAGCTGGTGTTCCAGAAGCAAAATTAACAGATGATGACGCAACACTACCAAATACATATATCTGTCCATTAGCAGCTGCTAACCCAGTTGTGTTTGATGGTAATGTTGCTAATTGTACAAAAGCTGGTCTTTTTTCTATTTCTCCACCTCTTGTAATATGTGCGTTTTTTAATGTAACTAAAGTGCCTGGAGTAGAAGTTACATTTGATCTTCTAGTATCTAATCCACCTCTAAAATCTTCAACTAATAGATAAGGCATATTAGTTGCCTGTATTAGTTGTAGCTATCAATGGTGGATCTTTTGGCCTATACATTCCCTCTGGCTCTCCACCACCAATAACAAAAGTTTCTGTTTTAGCTAATCTAGCTTTTAATCGATTATAGTGAGCCTGTGCTTGTGCAAGTTTGTTTTGCGCATCAGCTTGTTTCTGTCTTGCTAAAATTTCAGCAGCTGCATAAAGAATTATAAGCTGATCGTCTAAATCAGCTTTATCTGTTTCATTTATCAATCCACCAAGGTTTTTTATACCATGAAAACGAACCATGCCTATTTTACTTGTTGAATTACTATTTGTTGATGGTATTGGCCACAACTCTATTTGATCATTTTCGTGTGTGTCGTATCTTGATATAGGATATGATGTAATACCTCTATCAGAGTCAAATTGATTATATTGATCTGCACCAATTCCATATTCCATTTTTGTCCAATAATCACCATGCTTAAATTCAACTTTTTCTATTCTTTCAAAAGTTATATCGCTTGGCAGATTATAATATCGTTGGTTTGCGCTTATATCAATATCACGAAATACTCTTAAAAAAGGCCATGCATAATCTTCCCACAATCTTCTTTGTGTTCTTTGCAACACATTTATATGAACGTCTCTAGTTGATCGTCCTAAATTTGGTTGCAATGAATGACCTATTTCAGATCTTAAATCATTAATCAAAATAGCTAAAGTTGTACCTCTTGCCATTTAATAGCCTTTTCCACCTTTGCCTTTGCCTTTTCCTTTACCCTTTGGCATCTGACACCTCCTCTTCTGTTGTTATAAATGCTTCATTCTCTTCAGTAGTTGGATCATCAGCTATGTAATGTCCTTTTGAGTTTCTTGCTCTTTTTGTTACCTTTTTTGTTTTTTTAGGTTTTTTTGCATCTTGTGCAAATATTGGATCTAATAAACCATTATCTATCCTTGCTTCTTCAAATGTTTGAGGTAACGCACCATACGTCCCAAACACTTCTTCAACTTTTGCATCTCCATAAATATTGCCAAGCCTATCTCTTTCAACTTGATCATCATGGTTAAAATCTCCTGTAATTTTAATATTAAATACAGCGCTTTGTCCGTGTATATTTCTCAACATTACAACCTCTGGTATAGTCATAAAATCTTTTGAAATAACATTTTGCAAATTGTTAGCAATAGCTACATTTGCTGTTACTTTATCCATAATATTTCCTCCTTTTATGGCTGGAAAGAGTAAGTAGGATTACGCAAAAAACTTACTCTTTCCATTCGGTTACTATGCTATTTCGTAAACACCATGACAGTTCAACTGTGAAGCACAAAGAACTGCTGTTGTGGTTATTGCACGAAACATTACATATTGTGTTGCTGGTCTAGCTGGAGCATGACGCTTCATTTTTTCTCCGTCCATGTAATGTAAATACAATTTAGTCGGATCAATGATGTAACATCTTTTATCTGGATTTTTACCAGATATTGTTAAATCATCTAATGTCGGATCATACTGAAACTTTAATCCAGCATAACTGATGTCGCCTACAGAAATATCCATGTTTCTTGAAAAACCTTGGTTACTGTAGTTACCATTTCTTCTAATTTCGTCAGCTAAACGATCCATGAAAGCAGATCCAGCTAAAGCTATAGTTGGATTGCCACCAAATCTTTTCAATTGACGAATTTCTGTATGAAGAAACTCAATCAACTCTTGACCAGATGCAGTATTAGCAATTGCTACATTTGCTCTGTTTCTCCACCATGTATTGGATACAGTAGATAAACCACCTACTGTTGTTCCAGACGCTGTTGGATCGTCAACAATAATTGATCTAATACCAGCTAATGCATTTGCATCACCAGTACCATCTCCATAAAGTAAGGTATTCATACCTCTGGAATATCCCTCCATCATGTCATCAAGCTTATCTTCTAAAAGATTTACAAGAACAGTAGTATCTCTACCACTATGATTTGATGTACTTGCACCAGACAAGCTATCAGTAACACTAATGCCGTCTTTTTTAAGTTCGGTTAATGTTAAAGAAATACCTGTGTGATGTTCTTTCCAAGGATAATTTACCCTTTCGATGTTAGCTGGGTTTGCATAACTAACTGTGTCATTATGCGTATAACCAGCAACAGTTGATGTGTATACACCTTTAACTGCAAGAGAAACATTTTCTTTACCACCTGGAAAAGTTTTTGCTGTCTTATCCATAGCAGCTAGAAGAGGTTTATCTTGAAGAGAATTGGCGTATACTGTGCCTTTGTCTATATAATAGTCTAAGGCAGCGTTAGCGATATTCGCTAATTCAGCGCTTGTAAATGCCATTTTTAACTCCTAACTAGCATTTATGATCCACTTGCCATTGCGTTTTGAACAGCTTCTAATAAGCTTTTCGGCTCTGGTACAGGTGAACCACCTAATTTACCACCAGACAAACTTCGTATTGGTTTTTTGTAAGAATTTCTTTTTGTATACCTTTCATTTACTTGATCTAAAGCTGTCTGAGCCATGTCAGTAGCTTCTTCAATAGTATTAGGTCTACCAAATTGCCTAACTAAAGCCGATACTCTGTCGTCTACTTCATCTTGTTTAAGGTCAAAATCTGGATCATTCTGTCTTGCATTTTCTTCCCAAGCTGTAACAGCATTTCCAATTTCATCTAACTGATCTTGTCTTGCCATTTCTTGTTGTTCATTTATCAACTGTTGGTTTTGATTTTTTGCATTTATAGCTTCTGCTCTGCTCATAGATAATTCTTGCGCAGACTCTTCGTCAAGATAACCCTCTTCAACTTTTTGCTTAATATCGTCTGGTAATCTTTCGCCTGTAGCAATTTGTAAATTTTCCATAATAGGTTTCAGTTGCTCTAATGCTTGCTTCGGATCATTCTTCATTAAACCCATAATGGTCAATCCCTGTGCTGTCTCTTCAGCAGTAAGCTTCATTTCTTTTAAATAGTTTTGAATTTTACTGTATTGTTCATGTCCATGTTTATATGAATTTTTTTCAGCAATAACCTCTTTAAACCTAGGTTGTAAATGTAACGGAACATTATCTAAAGACTCTTCAGCTGCTGCTGGAGGAGTATCTTCAGCTTCTTGAGTTGAATCTGGTTCAACGTCCTGTTCAGTTTCTTCCTTATTATCGGATTGCGACTCCGTTTCTTCAGTTTCTTTAGGATCTATAGCACTTTGTACTACAGATAATAAATCATCTTCAGTTTCGCTTTCTGTGCTAGACGATTGCACATCTTGATTTTGCTCTTCAAGTCCGTCCTCTGTTTCCGTGCTAGTGGACGATTTTAGCACTTCTTGGTTATCAACCATATTACGTCCTCTTTCTTTTGTTCAAGTATACAGTTGTTGATCGCATCTTTCAACACCTTGGTTAAATATTATTACCAATTGGTGGCAACGATCTTCCGTTTACTTGGTTTGGTATTTGTGCGTTATTCGCACCACCCATTGGAGAACCTTGTAAAGCTGGATCTCCAGTTCCCTGTCCTTGTCCTTGATTCATTGAAACAATTGAGGGAATCTTTTCTACAATAGCTTGCGTTACATCAAGCTTATCGTCTAATCTTTTTAGTAATTCTTTTGCTAACCATACAGGATCAACGCCTGGAATTTGCAACAAGAACGGCATAATTCTTTCAATATTTGCTAGTTCAGCTGCTCTATTTGGTTTACCTGTAGAACCAGCTTCTATTTCTAAAAATACTTCGTTCATAATATCTTCTCTAGTCATTTCTGGCCAAGCAGCACCAATACCGACTATTTTACGAACTTCCTGTACTGACATTTCGTGTAATAAGATCTGTCCAGCACCTCTTGCTACTTCAGACATAAAACTATCTAATTCATCTACATTTGCACCTAAAGATGACATTCTGGCAGATTCAGCAATACTTGTTTCAGTAGCTGTTGCTTTACTTACGCCACCAAACGTACTTTCTTGTGCGCCTACAACCAACTGAACATCATCAAATAATGTTCTTACTTCATACAAATTAGGATCTATTCCTATTTGTTGTACTGGCTGTATAACATCATTAACTCTCTGACCAGCTGCTAAAGCTTGTAGTTCAATAACTGCATTAGCTGGGTGTGTTGCTAATTTATTCTTATCTTCATCTTCTAACATACCAGCTGGTGCAGCATATTTAGGTCTGTTTGCTCTTCTGTGTTCTCTTAAAGATTGCCTTGCTCGATTATATTCGTTTTGCATAGGCATTAATAATTTTATATCAGATGGTGGATACAATATATCTTTATGTTCTACTTCATTAAATACTAATGGAAATATTGGCCAAAAACATTCAACCTTTACATCTGGAGATGATGGCTCTCTCAGAAAATCATCATAACCATCAGCAATACACATTTGTAAACCACTTTTTATATCGTAAATTTCAAATAGTAAAACTAATCCCTCTTTTTCATTAATATCTATCTCAGTATATGACGATCTTTCGTAATTAGATCTGTCTGACATTAATCGACCTTTCATGTCATAAGATCTGTATTTATTTTTTATATCAACGCCATATATTTCTTTTATTTCATCTGGCGTAACATACATTTCATGCGCAATCCAGTTTGCGCCAACAAATCCTCTTAATTGTCTACATTTAGGATCAATTATGATTGCATCAGATTCTGGAAAATCAAATGTTAATCCCTCTCTCATTATAACCATTGGCTCTTCTAACAATGCTTTTAACGATAATTGCAAAGCTTCTATTTGCGCATCATCTCTATCAATTGTGCCATCTGCTGCTTCTGAAGCTATTCTATACAGATAATCAATTTGCATTTGTACATCATGTATTTTATTTGAAATTTCTGGCATACGATCCATGTCTCTTTGGAAGCCAACTTTTACAAAACCTACTCCTGTAGTAACTACACGCCTTACTAAAGCTTTCATTTGTGATTTAAATGACGGCTGTTGTTCTGCCATAAAATAATGAAAAAGTTGTTCTAATGTTTTTGCAACATTATCTAACATTTTCCTATGAGTTTGACCTTGTTCATAATCACTTACAATAGCTGCTGCTTCAGCTGGTGGTGGTAATTGATTATCTTGTGCAGTTGCCATAGCTTCGTAAGCTGTGGCTAAAGTTTTTTCATCTTTATCCCAAACAGCATAATCCATTCTATCTCTACGTTTTGCTGTTGCTCTTGGATTTTTTGCATACAAAGAAGCTGTTCTTTGTTGAACATGACGTTGCAATATATTTGCTACATAACTGTTTTCATTCCATTGACTATCATCATAACCTTTATAAGCGCTATCCATATCTTTTTTCATTTGCTTATATGCTTTTTCGTGAAATCCTTTTGCTGATTTTACAGCTGATTGCCAATGAGAAACTAAAGCTTTTCTTCTTTCTGTAGGCTCTGGTTTTTCTTCCTCAGATTTGGCAATAATTAATGTGTTTTCTTCGTGCATTACCAACCTCCAGTTGAATTATGTATTAAATCGTGTTTTTTTTGTTGTTCTGAATCCCATTTTACCCAAGCCATTGTTCCAACTTCTGGCATTTTATCTTTTTTAGATCTGTATCCACCTGGAGTTACAATTCTGTCAAGACCCATGCCTATCCAAGCTATAGTATCAACAAAATCATCATGTCTTGAGTTTGGAAATTTTAATAATTCATCAATAGCTTTTTGTGTCCATGCAGATACTTTAGGAAATTTAACTTTTTTCATAGCCATTCTGCCTAATATAGATTGCGCTCTTTGTACTTTATTAGCTACTGGCGTTACCTCGTCAATCTTACAATATGTTCTTTCTTCAGCCATTCTCTTCCTTAAAAATGGACGTATAGATTTAGATATATGTCCTTTTTCTGCCCACCAAATAAGTGGTTTGTGTTTCTTTATCAATTGTAGCATAGCGTTAACTACTTTGTCTGTAGATTGTTTCTCCCACCATGCATCTAATAAATAAATATCATCTTCTTCATCTACACCAATAACAAGTAAACAAGTTGCATCATTTCTAGTTCTATCAACACCAACAGCATGATCTGAAGCTGCATATATTCTTAAATTTTTAGGTAAATCTTTTTTATCATAATAAACAATATTAGATCTTTGGAACAAATCACCATCTTCTGGTGTTGGTCTTTGCTGATACAACGATGAAAAACCTCTTGAGTCTAATCTTCGTTGCGCTTCCATAAACTCATTGTCAAATCTTTCTGGCCATAACAGTTCGCCCTCTTTACGACCTAACGGATCATCTTCTTCTGCTATTGCTGGTAAATTAATTATTTTCCATTTACTAGCTTCTTCTTCTGTGTAATGTGGATTTGTAGGATCTGTTAATCTTCCTATTAAATCGTCCTCATGCCATCTTGTTTGCACAATAACTATTGACGCTGAAGCTGTCATAAGTCTTGTCATTAAAACTTGTGTAAACCATGTCCATAACTGCTCTCTTAATGTAGGACTACTAGCTTCTAAACTATCCTTTATAGGATCATCAAGTACAACAAAATCTCCACCACGACCAGTTATAGATCCACCACGACCTACAAAAACAGCCATACCACCACTACCAGTTTGAATTCTGCTTTTTGACGCACCACCTAATCTTAGTGTAAAATTAGGAAATACTGTTTTATACTGTGTAGATGTCATTATTGCTCTACAATCTGCACCAAAGTCTTTTGCAAAATCTTCATTATAAGTAGCAAATATAACGCTTCTATAAGTATCTTTACCTACAATCCAAGGTATGAATCGTCTTGATATAAGTTCAGATTTGCCGTGTCTTGGTGGCATACATACGATTAATCTAGGTATATGACCTTTTTCGACTTTTTCTAATACTTTAGCTAATGCTCTATGATGTTTAGCATCTTTAAATAATGACATATCTGTATTATTAAAGTCATCTGGATCTGGCATTGTAAATTTTGTAAATTTTAAAAAGTCAGTTCGAGATTCAATTGCTGCTTTTTGCCTTTTTGCAGCTAATATTTTTAACTCTAATTCATTTATTTTCTTAATATGATTCATTTAATGACTCTGCTTTGTCCTTAACTTCTTGATTTCTTCTTAACCAACCTTTGCCAAATACCTCAAATGTGCTTAAATCTCTATAAAATGCTTCTCTTTCTGTGCAAAGCGCAAGAATAATATCTTTTCTATCCATTTCTTTAACTTTTGCTATAGTTTGATTGCCAATCGCACCATCAACTGTAGCACCTACAACTTTTTGCAAGAATTTAGCTGCACGACCAGTTCCATGATTTACAGACATATCAAAAACAACATAATCAACGCCAACAGGCAAATCATCACATTTACATCTATCCCAATAATTTTTTTTGTATATTGGTTTAACGTCATCTTTTGTTAATTTCATCATATCTTGCTTATCAACTTCATATCCTAGCCAATCTTCATAAACTTTTTTTGTAACACCAAGATTTGTCATGCCACCTGGATCGCTTGGGTGATTTACAAAACCTCCCTCATGTTTTAAAACGTCATTGAGACAATTTTCAAAAAATTCACTCATCTTTTAATGCCAATTCCACAAATTCCTGTCTAATTTTACACATAATGCACTCATAAGTGCCGTCATTTAATTTCTTCAATACAGTTCTGCATCTTTCACACAACTTCATTTTTTACCTCTAAACTTATCAACGCCTTTTAAGCCTAGTCCAGCTAAAATCGTTATGTATAAAATGTTCTGATACCAGCTGGGGAGGTCATTTAGTCTGTTAAATCCCTCTTTTACGACATCTTCCATGCCAGGAATAAAAACTAATACAACTGGTATCAAAACAATTACTGTAATTATTTCGTCTTTCCACGAATTTTGCGTACTTTTTGCCATTATTAACTCCCACTTGGAGTCATTAGAAGCAGCTGTTTTCATAACTTCTGCTTCTGCTTCAGCTTTAGCTTTAGCTACAGCAGCTTTTCCTTTTGTTTCCTCAAGCTTTCTATCTAAAAAAGATGTAGCTAGGTTTGCAAGTGGTGTTAAAAACTGTATCATTAGGCCATCATTGTTTTTGCAATTTTACTTTGTTTTTTCTTCTTCTTTTTGCCTTTGTTTAATTTATCAAAATCAGCTTTAGTAATTTTGTCTCTTGGCTCTGCAACTTGTGCAATTTTATATTGTTTACCTTTCAGCATATGCATCTCCCTTTTCGTTTATATGTTCCTTAATGTTTGATAACTGCATAAATAATGGCGTTGTTTCACCAACCCATGAATTTAACGTGTTATAATCAATGTACTCATAAGCTTCATCTGGTGTCATTCCGTCTCTTTCTACCAGAATTTTTATGCACTTATCTAAGTCGTAAACTGCACATGGCTCTCTTGAATGTTGCATACAAGATGTTCCAATAAATGCGTCATCAAACCCTAATGCAAACTTAATCATTTTCCATTCCTATTCATAAAAGCTGACGCTCCCATATAAGCAGCTACTATTCCACCACCTGTGATGTAAAATAAATTCGATAGGTCGCTTAGCACCTTTACACGATCTAATGGCACAAAAAACATTGCTGCTGTAAATACTGCCATAGCTATAAGACTTGCTGTCGCCATTCTTCTTTGCGCTCTTTGTTTTCTTAAATCGTGTTCAAGTCTTTTAATTTCAGACATATGTGCAAACTCTTCATCGCTGACAATTCCGTCATTATTGGTGTCGTATTTTGCGTATTCACTTTTTGATTGTAATTTTTTTGCCATTAAAATAACCTCGTGCCTTTGTTTACTAAAGTGGCTTTGCACATACATTCATATTTACGCACCTGATCCCCAAGTCTCATAACTTGTCCATGAAGCTTGTTCTTAAAATACATACAATTATTTACACTCGAAAACTTTATATCCCCAGAATACTGCAAAGGCGAAGTCATGAAACACATCATAATGAACGCTGCTTTCATAAATCACCTTTAAGATATAATGCCCAGTAAAAGATACCAATACCACCTACTGTAAGCAGACATATAACAACGCTTGTTTTTACTAATAAATCTCTTTGTCTTGCTCTCTCTTCTAACATCTTTTTATGCTCTGCTCTGGCTTGTGCAATCGTTGCTTGAAGTCTTTCCCATTGCCCTGGAGTTCCATAAAGCATAAATAACGATTTCAGTTCTGCCTTTAATCTTTTTTGTTCCTCTTCTTTAAAGTGTTGCTCGATGGCGCTATCCATCAAACCACCAAAAATTCCTCTTTTCTTTCTTGCCTTTCCAAACCCTAACTCTGCTTCAGCCTTGGCGTATTTTTGCACAGCACCAGCAGCTGAATTTATATCTTTTCCCATTTCTATGCATTTTTTTATTGTGCTATGCGCAACTGTTAATGCAGAAAAAGCTGAAATAGGATCTATCAATATCTACCTCACCAACAAACCTATTAACAAAACAATTGTCGTACCAGCTGTGCCTATAAGTATATGCTCCAACCTTTTTATCCGTAATATTGTCTCCACCCAACGCTCATTTGTAAGAGCAATGTGCGTGTCCATTTGTGCTTTTACTTCTGTTACTGATGGTCTAGGCATATATTCTAATATTACACCCCACACTATGCTTTTATTTCTTGTGCCATGATAAAGCTAATAGCTCTTTCGTGTGTGTTACCATCAGCATCAGTTACTGTTCTATTTATATATAAAGTTCCAGTTCCACTCGTAGGATAATATGTATCAAATGCTAAATTATATGTTATTTGTGAAGTTGTATTATGTGCGCTATCAAAATAAGTACAATCTATTACCTCTAGAGTTGAAGATGCATTTGCATCGGTATAGGCATCAATAACAGTAGCAACTCCTACTCGTCTATTACCAACTGGATCTGGTTTCATTGCCGTGCCATTTCTTAAAAAATAAAACATATTATTTGCAGTCCAATAATTTTGATTATACTCTAGGTACACAGTCGACTGTAATTTAATAATAGAATTACTAAAAAAAGGAGTAATGTTTACTGCTACACCAGTAAGTGTTGTTTGAGTATTTGGACTAATTCCTGTTATTTGACTTGCTGTATCAATTTGTGTGTATTGTGTTTGTATAATACTACCACTTGGCATACTACTTGTTGCCAATGCACCTTGACCACTTCCACCAAAATTTAATTTTGTTAATGCCATAATCTATCCTATTAAATGTCCACTTGCTGAAGCAAAATAATTACTAGCTTTATCTTGCACAAAAACATATGCCTTAATTGCGTTAAATCTAATATAATCTCCACTATTTAAAGCAAGTGCAATAGTAAAGCTCATATTTATATATCCATTTCCACTATTAAAAAAAGCATATCCACCCATAGCTGCAGTTGTATAATTACTGCCACTATCTGTAGATTTTTGTAAAACAACTTGAGCATCAGCAGTACTATTTAATACACTACCAGACGAGTTTCTAGTTCCAAATCCATTAAAACTAAATTGATATATTCCTGTTATTGGTGCTTCAAATCTATTGTTAGAAGAGTTCCAATGTGAGCCTTGATTAGTAACAATTCCATTAAAATTAAGAACACCAGTTTGTGAAGCATTACTTGAAGTTGCAGTAAATGCTTCTACATGAAAGAAAGGTAATTGTGGTTTAGTAACTCTACCACTTCCATCAATAGTCAAAGATGAAGTGCCACTACTGTTCTGAATATTATTTACTTTAATTATGCTTGTCATATCTTTATCCTAATAAATAGCAAGTAAATGAAGACTTATCATTTTCTGAGTTCCAATTAGAGAATGAATTATCCCACCCAACCAATACCTCATGACCAGCTGTCAAAGGGTATATTAATGAACCACCAATAGTGTATCCTTTGTAATCATTGCCACTATATGCAGTTATCAATTGTGTATAAGAACTACCATTATAAACAAACATAAATATTCCACGATAATCTGTGCTTGTACCTCTGTGTGAATAAACTGCTAAATGATAATTCCCTGTAACTGGTGCAACAAATCTACCATTTGATAAACAATTTCCAATATTTACATCTGTTACAGACCAAGCAGTAACTTCTATAAAATTTGCATAAGCAGTACTATTAGCTGTTGAATTAGATTGTCCTCTTACAGACATCATTGGTTTTGTTGGTTGAAAAACACGACCAGAACTATCAATAGTCATAGCAGTATTAGTGCCAGTACTATCTTTTATATTAGCGACTTCTAAGTTTGTGGCATTTATAATTCCACTCATTGGGCAATCTCCATAATCACTATTGTAGAAGCAGAAGCACCACCATATCTTCTGCTTGATACATCACCATTTTGATAAACAGAACCACTATTTGCACCTAATCCTACTTTAAAAGTAGTAGTAGCAGTTGAACCAGCATCCATAAAATGTGTTAAATTCCAATGAGCATTATCTCCATTACTACTAAAATATTGAGGTAAAACTTGTATAGCTTCACCACTATCTTTGAATAAACAACAAGCAGTATAAGCATTATATTGATGACCACCAGGAATGCTTGCTTGTATATACAATTTACTATCAGCAAATTTTGGAGTTATACTTACTGATACACAGATATGAACTTCTGATTGTTGTGGCACAGTATCATCTCTAGCTAAACCAGCAGTTGCACCACCATTATAAGCTGAATTAGAATTACCAACTACTTGAATAACATGATTAGGTATCTTTACATTATTACCACTCGTCTTTGGCTCTATTGTATCTACAAATATTTTAGACAATTGTTAACACTCCATTTACTGTTAAAGTAACACCATTATCTATGGTTATATCTCCAGCAACCATTGCTCTCTCACCACTAGCTATTGTTATGTTACTTGATATGTTTGAATCATTTATTCTTAATGGATCACGAAACAATGTACTTGATAATTTAGACCCTTGTATTGATCCATCACTAGGTACGCCAGTTGACAATGCATTACCCATAACAAGGACATAATCAATGACATCATTCGCATTTAAACTTTCAGTAAAAACAATGTTACTTCCACTAATGCTAAATGCATCTATCGGCGCTTGTGTTACGCCATTTACAGAAACAATACATTGTTGTGCAGTTCCTGGAGAAAAAGCTGCACCATTTCTTTGTAAAGCAAAAGTATCTGTGGCAGTAACAGGTATGCTATCTAGCTTTATATACTCTCCCTGTAAGGGTTCTTGGCCAATATAACTCATCTGTTACTCCGTTGGTTTCTCTGGAAACTTAAAATCTTTGTCATTCATGCTTTTAAATTTCTTAGTTATATCTCTAAGTTCTTGTCTATATGTTTTCCATTTAGTTGACATGGTAACATCTGAGTTACCCATATAGTCTGTTTCAGATAATAATGAATTTCTTTGACTTCTTAGTTCAGCCAACTCTCTATCAGCTTTTCCATCATTCCATGCTTGTTCTTCAGCATCTCTTGCTTTTTCTTCTTTCGCTGTAAATTTTATTCTTTGACCATCTTTTATTCTATATCTTGCCATTAGTTTTTAATCCCATATACTTTTACAAATCCACTTGTAAATTGTCCACTTACTGGATAAAATCTTAATCCATTAACAACTGTAGCATATTGTGAAGCTATTAATTGACCACCAAATTGAGTATTAAATGGCTCTCCTGCATTATAATAATAAGTCGCAGCATGACCAATCCAATAAGCACTTTTTGTTGTACTATTTACATTTAAAAGGTGCATTGAAAAACTAGTGCCCTCTCCAGTAGCACTTCCTATTCCATCTCCATGTGCTAATTGAGCACCATATGAAGTAAGATTGCTGTTAGAATATGAAGATGCAGCAAAAGCACCAGATTCATATCCATAAACATTTCCAGTTAAAACTGAACCACTAGAAAAAACTCTTAGTCGTATATTTTGGCTTGCATTATCAGAGCTTACATTAAAACCACCAATAATATAATAGTTATCAAAAGATGAGTTTATATATGTTGAACTAATATCATATTCATCAGCATTACTTGAAAATGATCCAGCAAATAATTTATCCATTGAATTACCAGTAACAGTACCAGTAAAAGCAAAGGTATCTGCTAAGTTTATTGATTCTGCTTGTATCTTACTTAATGCCATATCTTAACCTATTCTAAATCCACAAAAGAAATTGTATTCTTGATTGTTTGCTGGGATAACTGGTGTACTTCCACTTCTTGTTCCCGAAGCATATATTGCTTGTCCAGCAGTAAAGTATCCGTTTGTTTGTGCTTGACCTAAAATATAACCATCATAACCAGTATAATTTGATTGATACCTCCATCTTTCTCCAGTAATTAAAATTGAAGCATTACTACTGCCATCATCATCTGTCCTATGCAACTGTATCTTTTGTACGTCAGCACCACCCATACTAGAAAATATTGCTGAATGAAGAAAAAAATAAACACCAGTAACTGGTATTATAAATTTACCAGTACTTGTATTATAATGATTACCAACATTATGCGCTCCCCATGCTGCTGTTGTTACATCTGGATAAATTATTGGATTACCACCAATGCCCTTAGTAGCATTGTCGTTAACAGCTTTAAAAGACGCAGTTGCAAAACTACCACCATTTGCAGATGGTAATACTCCAGTAACTTTAGACGCTAAATCTATTGTACTATTGGCTATTTTAGCATTTGTTACAGCAGTATCAGCTATCTTTGCAGTACCAACACTACCATCTGGTGGCACAGTTGTTTGTACTGCTTTTGCTAAATACAAAACATAAATGTCATCTGAAGAAGTTACAGTACCTGTTAAATTAACAGTAGTTCCATTTGTTGTATAAGCTTCATTTGGCTCTTGTCTTACATTATTAATATACAAAGCTATATCAAAAGCATTTGCTACTGCATGAGTAAGTGTAAGACTTGTGCCACTTGCACCAGTTAAGTCTTGCTTTTCTAAACTTGTAAAGTTTGCGCTTGATTTGTTTCCTATATACGTCATGTACTAATCGCATCTACCCTCGATACCCATACATCTAACGAAGCTGGAGTATCTGATTGAAAAAATATTCTATGTCCATTTTGCAATACAATCTTTGCACCACCTGTAAGCAACTGTAATGCACCACCAGAAGCTATAGGAGCGTCCTTAATAAGATAAACAACATTAGATAATGTAATGGAGTTGCCCATTCCACTATGGGCAGTACAATAATAGTATAATGTTGTAGGCGTTGATTGTGTTGTCTCAATTGTTACTTTTGCACCAGCTTGTCCTGGCGTTCCTGTAGACGTAACATTTGTTGTATATTGCGATGAATTAGCTGCGTCTTCTTGTGTCGCAAAAGCTAATACATGAGTTGCATTAGAACTGTCTGATACGTCAAAAGTATAAGTAAAACCTTTGTATAATGTTAATGCTGGTTTTGTCGAACCATCAATTACAAAATTCCCACCAGCAGCAGTTACTACAAAATTTAAATCTTTGCCAATTTCCTGTACGCTACTTGTAATATAAGCAGAAGCTGTAATTTGGTTTTGGGATCTGTTCGCCATGTGAATCCCAATAATCGTATTATCTGAACTAAAATCTGCGCCAGATGGCGTGTCTTGTGGCGTTGATCCTACTGCCGATACACTATTTGATTCAAAATCTTGTGCCATAATTACTCCTTTATAAGGCCACGCTCATTGCTATTGAAAATCCAGCTGTAACAAATGTCGATACGTCTACAGCTGCTACATCTGCCCAATTTGTGCCATTGTAAAATCTCAAATTATTTGATGTTGTATTAAAATAAAGATCCCCAGCTGCTACTGTTCGACCAGCTGCTGTATGCGCTGATTCAGCTGCTGTATCATTTGCATAGCTTCCATAATATTTTTCATCAAATCCCTCTACAGAATTTGCTGCTTGTTGTGCGTAATACTTCGCTGAAAAGTTTGTGCCATCTAATGTGTTTGTTCCATTAATATACGTTGCCCAATCTTTAGCTGAATGCTTATCAGAAGCTACACCACCATTATCTGCATATCTGTTTATAGAACCTACAGCATAAGCTTTTGCAGAATACTCATTTCCACTATCCACTACTGTATTTGTATTATTTAATGTACCACCACCTATCGCCCATTCTTTTGCTGATCCTGTTTGTGATGTTACGCCTGTTCCACCTATTGCGTTTGCCTTAGATGAAAACTCAGATCCTGTAACAGCGCCATCAACTTTAATAGCATAATTCTGTGCAAGCGTTGCTTGAGTTGTCGCTGTAGCAGCACTTGTAGAAGCGCTATTCTTAGCTGACTCTAACGCTACGTTTGCTCCCCATACAATAACATTTTCATTACCAGATACTGATGGTGCGCTTGGAGGTGTCGCTAAAGTTAATTGATTACCAGATACTGTGTATTCGTCTGTTGGATTACGCAATGCTCCGTTTACAAAAACCTGTATGTCGTTAACAGATGAATATGAAAAACTTAATGTAAAAACATTTTGTGTGCCATTTCCCTCAAACTTATCTACAGCTGAAGCAGAAGTGTTAATAGCAGCATTAGCTAATAATATCCATCGACCAGCATTTAAATCTGTTGTAAATGAAACGTTTGATGTGTGTGCTGATACAGCTAAATATGTTGCAGCATTAAATGTTACTAGCGTTCCAGCTGTATAAGTTTGACCAGCTGACCATGTTCCACCTACTGTGTAGCCAGATAATCCAATTAAAGCTAATGCATCAACGTCAAATGCATTTTTGTGTACTGATTGATTTTTTATCTTGCCATCGTCCTGTTGGATTTTAGCTATGTTTGTGTTTAGGCCAGATAAATTTGTTAATACTGAATTAAGTTCATTGTCGACTTGTACGCCTGGCAACGGATCTGACGGAGAAGTTGTTGCAAAATCATTGAAATTATATTGTCGAGTGTATGCCGTTGGCTGTGCCATGTAGTTTCATTCCTCAATGTGTTGATTTATTTTAACGACAAACTCTACAACTTTCAAGTGGTTAAGTCGAAAGATTCAATTTTTGAAAAAATTTGTATAGACAGCCATGATACAATACCAGGCAGAACACAGATGTGGCCTAGGGGGTAGGTCGGCTAAAATAATAATAATGGTATGTACTACACTATTTAAACTATAATGTTTCTGTTTGTTTGCTGTATTACTTGTGTTGTTAATTAATCTTTTTTGCTACAGATGATCTTTGTTCTTCCCAACTATCAATCAGCTTTCCAAGTTCATCTGGTGTTAGTTCAGATAAGTTCTTATTGTTTTGCTGATCTAGTGCATTCTTTCCCAGATCACCAGATAATTCTAATACAGTTCTTGAAGCTGACACTCTTGCAGAAGCTGGAGCATCTGGATCTTGCATAACATCTTTTAATGTTTGGACGGCAATATTGGACAAGTCCGTTTGATAAAGCGTTTGTCTTGTTTGCCGAATAATAGCTATTACAGACGGATTTCTAGTAAGTGAATAAGCTGATTGTTTTGGATAGTCGTAACCAGATAATCTTGCCGATTCTGTGGGATTTTTTCCCTCGACTACTAAGTAATGTACAAAATTATTTTGTTTTTCTGTAAGGTTTTGTTTGGTTACTTTGCTCATACATAAATTCCTTATGATATCATTTTTTCCCAGATATTTAATTTAATGTATTTTTTGTTTGATATAAATACAGAAATCCTGTACGCTTTTTTGTAGGTCGACAAGATCGACATAATTTAACTTACAGGAGCGAAACTATGAAGTTAAAAGAAAAGCTTAAAATAAAAGATAAGTATTATTCTTTTTTAACTAAAAAAATTTCATTTGATCGTTTAGAAAGTGATTTAAACGCAATGGGATTTGAGATATTTAATTTAGATAATCATACGATTACTTATAAATATCCAGATGAAGAAGCACAACTTCCAACAATAAAAGTGCAAGACAATTCAACAAGAATATTCAGAATAACTATTTAGGTATCTGGAATGAATGTAATTAACAAAGAACATTTTTTCCAACAAAAATGGTTATTAACATCAGTTGCTAGATCTTATTCAGTACTTGATGAATTTAATAAGTCTTTCAAAGAGATTACCAAACAAACAACAAATGAAGATTTGATTATATCTGTTGCGTCTGGTGATTTACTTAGATTCATAAATAAAAAAATTCCAGGGGGTAAAAATGAAATCCAGAATTAGACAACAAAGTATTTCATTACATAGAAAAGCTGACATATGTTCAATACTATCAATCTTTTCAAGCTTTATTGGTGTTGTTGGTGGTGTTTGTATTTCATTAATATTTTTAAATGAATTTATATTTTTAGGAATGTTAATGGGATTTGGGACACTTAGTTTAATTTTAATGGCGTTAGCTTTTATTTTTAACGCCAAAGCTTACAGGAGGTTTTAATGCGAAATAATCCAGATGATTTGTCAAATCAACTAATTGCTAAAATTAAAAAATGGCTAAAAGATGAATGCAAAGCACATGACAAATTTGTAAAACGTGTTGAAAATGGAGAACACGCTATTGATATTTGCGATGATCCAGAAGTGTTTTATGGTCGCAATGAATGTGCTTCATGTTTACTTCTACAAATAGAAAAATGGGAAAAAGGCCAATAACAAATACACCATGTACAACAGGTTTTATCCTGTTGTGCGTGGTTTATTTGATAAACCATAACCAAAATAACAGGAGCGAAAATATGAACGATTTACAAAAAAATATGTCTAAAGCTATTGATCAATATTTATTAGACCAAAAGACTTGGAAAGATGCAGTTGATCATATTAATGACATTGTAAAAAAAGAAGCTAATTCATATAGCTTAGATGAAAAGAAGATGAATGACATTCTTCATAGTTGGACAATTGTATTGAGGGGGTTTTAATGATTGAAAATAAAGTACAAGCATTAAAATTATTTCTTGATATTGATGACAATGATATTGAGGATATTTCATGGACGGATAGTTTAGATCCGTTTACTTATGGCAATTCAGAATATTTTATTTTAACTGATGATGAAGCAGACGATAAAGCAAAAGAATATATTTTGGATACTGTCTGGGCATTTACACCAGAATTTTTAAGAAGTCATAGTGGAATAGATGAAAGCGTTTTTAAATGTTTACAAGAACAATGCGAAACGGCAAATGATCCAATCCTTAGATTAATAAAAGATGTAGACCATTTTGTAAAAGATGCGATTGCTTGCGATGGAAGAGGTCATTTTTTATCTAGTTATGACGGCCAAGAGTCATATGAAAATTACGCTAATGAAACATTTTATATTTATAGAGTTAATTAGCAAATACGCCATGTACAACAGGTTTTATCCTGTTGTGCGTGGTTTATTTGATAAACCAAATTTAAACTTAACAGGAGCGAAAATATGAATAAAGCATATGAAAAAGCAATTGCTTCAGCTCGATACTTTAGAAATAAAGGTGAGATCGATATTTGGCATTGTGTATGGCATGAGGGTAAACCTTATGATTATCATTTGTTTGTAGATTTTGATTGTGAGCTAAACAAAGATATTTGTTTGATGGTTGTTTATAAAACCTACAAATTAAAAGATGGAACATATGACATAGATTGTAATGATTCTTTATATGTTCATCAGTTTAAAAATCTATCAAAAAAACAATTAGAACATTTTCCAAGTGAATCTTGCGACAAATGTGGATCAACAGAACAATCAGTAAAAGATATGAAACAATGTTTTACTAATCTTTTATTGTGTGATGATTGCTATACAGAAACAAGAATTCTAGTAGCTGATCATCTTGGCGTTAATTTACAAGATCTTAAATTATAGGAGCGACAATATGAATAATACAAGATCATATAACGATCTGGAACAGGAAAACCAGATCTTATGGGAGTTCATACCTCAAAAATTGAAACAACAGGTTGAGCAACGAATTATGGATCTAAATCAAATTGATTTGGAAGAATGTATTTTAATAAAAACTGAGGAGCAACGAAATGAATGACACTTTTTTAAAAGATCATGTCTATATGAATATACCAAAAAAATATAGCCAAGAATTAGAAGAATTGATTGGCGATATTAATAATGTATTAGAAAGCAAAATTGGAATGAGAATCTGCTATGACAAGAATGATAGTCATATGGATCATTCAACAAAACCAGAAGAAGATTGTTTTTCTGGTTTTGCAATTTTGCGTGATGATCAAAATCAAAATGATGATATTGAAATACAACTTAAAAAGAGTTTGGCTTGTTTGTTGTACAGACAAGCACAACAAATGAATAAAAAAGAACTGCAAGAAGTTTTGTTTTTTTCAAAAGAGTCAACTGAGATATGGAGTCTTGAACAATGTCAAAAGCAGTATGTAAAAGATCAGCTTGGTTGGATAGAAGATAGCCATACAGTTTGGCAAGAAGAATGTAATGAAATTTGGGAGGTAATAAATGAGTAAAAACACATGGGGATACATTTATGGCGATGAATGCGATGAGTTGTGGGAACATTTTGATCTGGCCAATAGGGATAAAAATGATCGCATGAAAGTTAAATTTATTGAGTATCAAACAGAAGAGGAAATATCAAATGATACAGGTCATAAAGAAATCATAAGCAGTTTTAAGCCTGTAGCAAAAGCTTTGCAAGATTATGTCCAACATGAATTAGATATCATCACGGAAAGCGAATGGTTTGACGATCTTGTTGAAAATAAAGTTAAGCAGCAATTACAAAAATCCAAACAATAATCAACATCTGGAGCAACGAATTAGTTGCTCCTTTTTTTCATCATCTCTTTAATCTTTGACGCAAATCTTTTTATATATTCATAGCCAATTGATGCGTAACCACCATTATCGATATAAGAATCTTCGTGCAACGGATTGTAAGATCTTCTAACAAGCTTTTGTATTTCGTTAAATGCAACAACATCTGTAGCCACGAATTGATTGGGTTTTCTCCAAGGTGCGTCTAAGAACAACTCCATCATCTTTGCCGTCTTTTCGATAACCTCCATAGGATCGCCATATTCATTGTTTCTTTTATTGGCCACAATGTCAGCAACTTTATGACAAAACTCCTCTCGTGGCGTTATATCGCTTTTAAAATGGGATTTCATCTTCAACTATTCCTCCTTTAATTTCTGTTATTTCCGTGATCTCGGATTTCGGAAATGTCTTTTTCGCTTCTTTGACAAATCCATTATTCTCTTCATAAGATTCAATGATCCGTATAACTTCACTCATGTTATAAATCTTGTAACCATCATCGACATACATAGCTTTGTGGTGATCATTAATAAAAGCGAACTTTTCTTGGTTATCTGATATCATATACCAGACTTTATCTATTTCTGGTTTATATCCTCTTTCAATAGCTTCTTTTTCAAGAATCTTGTAGCCACGTTCTAGATCTTCACACTTAGCTACGATTTCATTGATACTCGCTTCTGATTTCAATGCGTTATCCAGATTTAATCTTGCCTGTTTAAATCTTGATGCAGTTTTTGGACTAACCAGAATAGGCAAAGAATCTATTCCCCATTTCTGATCATATTCTCTTGCAACAGTATCCAAAGCGTCCAATGTTGCATTAATGACTTTATCTCTTTGCTTACTATCAAAGAAACCTGGAGAATTTTTTAGTTTAACCCAACTACCTTTAACAATAGTCATACAAGCCACCTTTTAGGTTTACTGATAGCAACAAACCACCTAAAGGTGGTGTTGCGAAAGTAACACCTAGGGGGTATGGGGGGTTTACTTTCGCATTACTTTCGCACAATTTCGCATACTTTCGCATATTTTTAGCCTTTTTCATTTTTTACTTTCGCAGAATTTGCCCTAAAACAGGGGTTACTTTCGCTTATTTAAGCCAAATATGCCCTTACTTTCGCTTTTTTGGTTTTGCGAAAGTAACGCTTTTTCCAACTTATCATTGACTTTATTAAGCAAAATACCAAGAGAAGTTATGTCCTCTTGCATTTCTTCCAGATCCTTATCCATCTGTTGTTGTAGGTATATTAATTTAGTTATTTCTTTTTTATAAAACATAGTCGCTCCTAGTCTGGTTGTTTAACGACACGCAAACCTTTGAGGTTTTTATGTCCGTCTAATGTTGATACTTGTATATAGCCTTGATCCAGCCATGCCTGTAGGTAGTTCTTAGCTGCTTTACTAGGCATACCGAACTCTAATTTAAGCCACGCAAGGAATGATCTTTGCGTGTTATTGCCTATCGCAAAAGGTTGTTCATTGTTCCACCTTTTCTCGATCTCGTTAAATACTGCAAGTGTTTGTGTTTTATCTAGTTTAGCTGATGCGTCTAATATAGATTCAACTTCTCCTGTACGATCTATCAGTAAACCACCTTTGTCTCTTATAAAGGTATGTGTAGACATATCAGCTTGATCATTAACTTTCACAATACCTCCACAAACAGATACACCTTGCCCAGCTTCAAATCCCATTTTTTGTGCTATAACGATTTCATCGTTTTCTGGCATATTCCATAATCCGTATACCCATCTTGCTCCGTCTACAAGAGCCGTAGTGCCACGAATAGATTCTCTTGCTTGTGTAGACTTACGGATAGAAAATGTGCCGTCCTTACGCATATGATGACTTACAAGGACGTTACCATTTATAGCAACGCATAACTCCGACATAAGCGACCACCAGAATTGAGCAGCTGCTGGATCTGTATTGATATCTGCATGGGCGAAAGCTTGCAATGGATCGATAACAACCAGAGCAACGTCTCCCATATCTAGTAATTGTTTTCGTACATTATTGTAAAATTCTGTAGCCGTGTATTGTCCTTGAAAATTTGTAATAAAAGGATTTGTTCCACCAGCGTCTGGCATAGGTATAACAAAAAGATTATCCTTTGCTCTTTCTCTCAGCAAATCGTTTGATATACTTTCTATTCTTCGATGCATTGATGATGCGCTATCTTCTGCACCAAAGAAAACAACTTTGCCGTAATGCGTAACCTTACCACCAAACGCAAGTTCAGTATGCATAACTTCATCGCCACCAGCAATCTTTAGCGCCAAGTCTAATAATATATAAGATTTACCAAGACCACCAATTGCAGCAATGAGTCCTGGCACTCTTACAGGAAGTATATTTTCTATTAACCATTCTTGTTCTGGTGCTTTACCCTCGTAACGCTCCATTCCCCAATCGGATATATTGAGGTGAAAAGCCGTTGGCACAGGAGCGACCAAGGCCAACGACTCTTCAGACACTTGAATACCATTTGGAGGAGCTTTATCCAAGTGTTTTTCTGATGCTGGTTCAACACCATGCAATATCTTTAATTCTTTTCTGTTTGCTCTTTTGATTTGATAAGCTGCTCTTTGCTTAAATAATTCTATGCCACGATTATCATGTGATAATGTAAGACCTCTTGCTTTAGCTTTACGTTCATATATAGGCCAACATTCATCGACAAGATCATCTACTGTAGGCAATACGCCTTTGATTCCCCACCATGATCTAATTGTAGCTAATATAAGCTTAACCATGTATCCCTCTCGACCATCAACAAAATCGCCAAACATATTTGTTTCACCATTTTGCAAGGATTCAGATTGATAATTAGGTGTATCTAACAACTCAACTAACCATTCTGGACTTTCGTGCATATCGGCATAGTGTGCTACTTTGTACACATTGCCAGATTTGTGGTTACTTGGAGCGACTACAATAAAGCCACCCTCTCCTCTTGTATCTATTCCAGATCCAAGTGTATTCTTTCCTGTAATAATTCTTTTATCTTCTGGTGCTTTAAATAAATAATGTCGTCCACCACCACCTGTCATTTGCTCTAATGTTTCTGGAAAATCATCGTGAGCCATGTTCAGATCCATTAATGAATCTGCTCCCTCTTTTCCCTCTGCCGTATCGACATCTACGGCAAACACATTGCCAGACACTTTGCCTGTAACAACGCCAATATTATAATTTTTGTATCTGCCATTAAACCACATTTCAAGCGTATGTACATCTGCACATCTTTCTTGGAAAACAACCCAGCGATTAGGCGCTGGGTGTTTGCCAGGAGATGGGCAATTATGTCCTTGAGAACAGGAACAACTTCCGTCCTCTTTGACATAATGAACAGGAACAACGCTAAAGCCTTGTCCATGCCACCATTTTGCCCAATCAAGCTTGGATTTAGGTTCTATATCAGATTTCATCATCGCTGAATACATTCGACTCTTCTGTTTTAGGTTCTTCAACGATAGTTTGATCTTTTGGCATACCACCATCTATTTCAGATGGTCTGTCAATCCACTTAACAATTTCAAAGTTTGGTATCTTTGTAGATCCCTTACCTATTTTTGTCGGTGTTGATTTCGTAATTTTTACAGCTGGTACTTTGCCTTTACCAAAATCCTTTTCGCAATGATCGTAAAGATTTTTAATAAAGGTAAATACGCCAACAGCATTTGCTGATAATTCCCTTACAGGTTCATCATCAAATAGCTTTGTGCTGTAAAATTTTACATTAAAACCTTGTTTGTATTCATCACTTGGTTTTAATTCTGCACCTCTTTTCGGATCATTATTTGGCCAGACAATCCAATCTCGTCCACCAGCTAACTTTAGCCAACCAAGTTGTACATTTTCAATATCAATAATAACAGGACTATCCCATGTTATATCAATAAGATCTCCAGACACGCTGGATCTAGACCATTGGTCTAGTTCAGCAGAGAAACGGATAAACGCTGCTCCTCCACCCTCTTTTATAGTTTCTAACGGCATTTCAATCTCCTTTTTTTCGCCTTTTTAGCGTTCCAATATCTGGTGGAACGAACCAGCCACCACGGAGTAGTGATGGATATATACGCTTTAGCCAACGCCTAACGTATAATTTAGTGTAGGTAGGTTCGTATCCAGCAAGGATACAAACCTCCTCAAAATCATCTTTGTTATGCCATAACCAATTAATGGCACGTTTTGCAGAGTTTCTATATTCAGCTTTTGGTGAGTACAGTTTTTCAGCGTCTTTAAATTGTTGCAGCAATACGTTGTACCAAAGTATCTCGTATGGTGATTTGTCGGTTTCATCTTTATCAATATCAAATTTGTCATATGCATATCCACGTTTCAGTCTTTCTGGTTTTGATTTACGGAAAAATGTTTTGTCTGATGTCATCTGCATTATTCCAATAAAAGCTTGTAGGGTTATGGGGTACTGCTTCTAAAAGTTTATCGCTGTCGCTGTTTAAGGATAAAAATGCTTCTAAACGTCTTACAGTTTGTTTTGCTAAATCTATATATTCTGTTGGATCTTCTAACTCTAGCCAAACGAAAGGATCTTTTTGTCTAGTAAGGACATATAAAAACAAAACCTTTACAGGTCTTTTTGTTTTTATTTCCATAGCTTTCTTATAAATAGATGCTTGCGTAGCATGACTAATGCTCCATGATGATGGTGCTTTAGATGTAGTTTTTAAATCTACAATAATACTTTGATCTGGAAACCAATAATCCAGATATCCCATGCATGGGATTTTTCCTAACTCGCCCTCTGCAAATCGAAATGGCAATTCAAACTTATGTTGCTTTTCTCCAAGTGTTGGTTGTTTTGGTTTACCAATAGTTTTTATTTGCTCGATGGCATTCGTAACCATTTTTTCTATTATTGGTTTTACTTTTTCATAATTCTCTGGTGCGCCACTCATCATAGAGATAGCTTTCTTATAATATTGTAATGCTTGTTTTATACATTCTGCTGTTGGTGTATCTGAATACACGCCCATATCAGTTCCTAGTTCTACTGCTTTGCCTTGCTCCATAGCAAAGTTAGACGGAAATCTTGCGCCTTTTAGTTTCTTAGCTAAAAAAGTATCTGGTGAATCTCGCCATTCGTTAATACTGCTAGGAGACATATGTTTTATGTCGTGTGATTCAAACCCATTTTGGTTTTTGTTGGTCGCTAAATTCAACATTTTCTCCATAAGTTAAACCATAGTAGGCGATTAAAGCAGAATCTGCACGACCATCATCTGATTTTCGTGCAAACTTTTGTGAATACGCTGGGAACACTTCCATAGCACGACTTCGACTTGCGTCTTTTCCATGCTGCACTCCCACTTTTCGCTGCCATGTTTGTGGTGTAACCATGCTTATAGGCATATCTAAAGCTACAGCTACTCCCTCAACAACACCAGCTGATCGACCAAAGCTAAACATTGACGAAACACCTTGTCCAGGTCTTGCGCCAACTTTCTCTATATAAACTTTGCCGTAATGTTCTTTTAATATATTTGTAAGCAAATGTGCTGATACAAGTTTCTTTTTGTTTGTTTCAACAATAGGCATATCATGTATTTCTAACAGGCCACCATTAACATCAAACATTGTTAATGCTCCGTTAATACCGATATCTATTCCCCAAATAATCATTCGTCTTTAATAGATTTTGCAATGTGTGATACATTTTGCATATCTTTGTATGACCATAAACCTTTCATATATATAGCTAAACACAATATACATTTTTGGTATACAGCTTCACATTGAGTGTCTCTTCTTATTTGATGCGCCAAAACATATGCTTGTCTAAGTGGCTCTTGATCAAAATCGTACTCTATGCGATCAAAATTTTGATTAAATACATCAATACACCATTGAATATGCTCTAACTCTTCTTCAGATTTTTCTTTATTAAATTTTTTTTTGCTAAATTCTTTGTGTATTTTACCACTTTTTATATCAACAACATTGCTAAACCTAGCCTTTCTTTCTGGATCAAGTTCAAAACTACACATTTTTATCCTCCTCAATATAATCTAATAAATCAAATCTTTTGTTTGTATCTTTTGCAATCATCACAAGATGTAGTAGTGATTGTAGATTCATGGCGTTTCTTCTTCTCCACTTATCTACAGCACCTAAAGTAACATTATTGCCGTTATCTCTAAGCTGTTTACAGCATTTTGTCATGCCACCGAAATCTTTAACTATTTTTTTTGTATTTAATTTTAACTGCATTTTTTTTTGTCGCTCTCTTTAATCAACACAATCATTAACATAATAAATATTTCGTAGAATCTGTAAACCCTAAATCTAAAAAAAACATAAATTTTTTCTGTACGGCATTTTTTTATGTAGACATGATTTCCGATTTGTATATTATAAGGATCTACAAATGCATAAAATTTATGCAAAGCGAAAGGAAAATTATGCCAACTGCAAAAGGTAAATCGCCAATAAGTGGCGTAACTACAGATGTCGATTTATCTGTCAGAGCGATAAGAAAAGATGAGTTTGCAAAAAGATTATATGCTTTATTACAAGAAAAAGATATGTCGCAAAGTGAACTTGCAAGACAATCAAAGTTAGGTAGAGATTCTATATCTCAATATATTAGAGCTATAAATGTACCCTCACCTAAAAGTTTAAAAAAAATAGCCGATGTGTTCGGATTAAAGCCTGTAGAACTTTATCCTAATTACGAAGCAGCAGCTGTCGAAGAAGAGTTGCCAGAAACAAGCTTTAGATCTGTAACTGGAGATCCAGATCATATGTGGGTAAGACTGAACATTAAGCTAAAAAAACCACAAGCTGTAAAGATTATGAGTATTATTCATGGTGGTGATTAACGAAAAGACTTTGCTTACGCAAAAGCAAGCTTCTCTTTTGCTCAAAGTGTCGATAAAAACGATATACAGACTTAGACAACAAGGCAAGCTTACAACAATTAAAATTGGTAAAAGCGTAAAATTGAAAAGGAGCGACATTGAATGGCTGATAAAACAAAAGGAAATAGATCTCTTCCACCAAGGTTATGTAACAAAACAGAAGATAACGGATATTACTATGTTCTGTTCTCACAAAACGGAAGAAGTCGTAAACAGAGTTTACGGACAAAAGATCGCCAAGAAGCTGAAGTTAGGTTTTTAGGCTGGTTAGAGCAAAGACAAAAAGACATTATATCAATGACAACATCTGATCCAACAATAGAAAGTTGTATTGAATTTTGGTTAGAACAACAGGTCATAAGATTAACACCTGGCATTCAAACAAGGTATAAATCTTTAGTTAAAAATTTACTTGCGTATTTTGGTCAAAAAACAGTTGGAGAAATACAAAGGCAAGATTCACAAAAATATTTTTTGCTTAGACAAAATGGAAGTATAGGAAAAACAAAAGCAACTAACTCAACAATACAATTAGAATTAGGAGTATTGCGTACTTTACTAAACTTTATGGTTAGAAAAGTAGAACCTAGACAAAGACGCATTGACGCTAAACTTTTGCCTTACATTGAATTACCAGAACCATCTTTGCCTAGAGATCGTGTCATTACAAAAGAAGAAGAAGAAAAATATTTAGATTTTGCTATGAATGGAAATTATAATGGAGTTGGCGTAAGGCCATCTAATCGTGTTCATCGTATGCAAATTTTTTTGGTATTAGCTATTGAGACAGCAGCAAGGAAATCTGCCATACTTAATTTAAAATGGTCTATGATTGATTTTACAAAAGGTCTTATAAATTTTTTACCAGATACTGAGCATCAATCACACAAAAGACGACCAACAATACCGATGTCTGATCTGCTAATAAATTTTATGAAAAAAGTATATGAAGAAAAAGTTAATGATTATGTACTTACTAAAACAACAGATGTTAAATCTGGCTTAGATCGCATCAATAAATTACTTGGAATAAAAGGTGTAATACCACACACTTTTCGGCATACTTGGGCAACAAGAGCAGCTGAAGATGGAGTATCAATGAAAGTGATAGCAGATTTTATGGGAGATACTGAAAAAACTGTAAGAGAAAATTATTTACATCTGTCTCCAGATTACCTTAGATCAGCTATAAATCGACAAAAATAGTTGTGCTGTTAATAGCCTTATTTTCGTGCTAACAGCACAAATTGTGCTGTTGATGTCCTCTACAGTCCTCTACAGTCCACTTAAAATTTGTGAGAAACATTGCAGAATGTTGTCTGATAAGGGATTCGACAAATCCAATTCTGGTGCGCTCTAGAAGAATAAGAGATATGAATTTATTCAATAAAAACAATGTCTGTAGAGCAAATCAACAACATAATTTGTGCTGTTAATTACGCTATGCTGTCATTGTTTGTGCTATTTTGCTTTTCTTTTTCTTATGCTTGTTAGCAAAATTTCTTGCTGCTTCTGCGCTACCAAATCCCCATTTTTTTAAGGTCTTAGCATAACGTGTTGGTCTACCTTTATCATCTTTCATAGGAGCGTCCATTCCACCGAACCTTGCAGCATATGAAATTCTTCTTGGGTTTGTGCCAGAAGATATAGGCGCTTTTACACCAAACTTTTTTCTTCCAGCATCATTTAACCCACCAGATTCACTCTGATATTTTTTAGCTACCATTAGGAATAACCCATAGCTTTTGCTGTTCTGGATCTTTTAGCTTTATTCTTTTTGCTATTTGGGAAACCAGCTTTCATATTAGCATAATTTTCTGGTGAAATTGTGCTGTTCTTTTTGGATCTGGAAGTTCCAGCTTTTTTTCTTTTATTAATATTTTCATATAAAGACATAGTTTTCTCCTTTATTCATTTGGTGTCTTATACTTCTTTGATGGTCGCCCTCTCTTGCCACGGATATATTTTTCTCCGTAGATAAGTTCTAGTAAATCGTTTACTCTTGCACGTTTAAAATCTTCAGATGACAAATACATTAAACCTGGCGCACCTATTAAAGCTGTTGGTGGAGACATAGGTATTAATGCGTATCCAGTAGATAAAACTGGATTTACAGTTAAGTTCCATAATCCTACTAAAGCATTATATTCTGACGCTAATGTATTTTCGCTATTATTAATGTTAAATCCATACTCGATAATAGGCTCTAAATTTTGTGCTGCATATCCAGCTGTACCAATTAATGTGTTAGCTAAATCTCTTTGATATTTTAATCCTGTAACCATTTGGTAAAATGGATCAAACGCACCTGTGAATCCAGATCTTGCAAAAGCTAATGGGAACAAATAATCTTTAACAAACTTAACTGCATCTTTATCGTTATCTTCCCATTCTCTATCAAATCTTTCTTCGTTAAAAATTAATTCTCTAACAGTTGATACAAGAAAATGACCAGCAAACAAAGTCATAACAGCTGGTGCAATACTTGCTGTAACATATGCTGTTGCATCTAATGTCGCTTTCTTTTTTGACGCACCTAATTCTTTTGATATTTTATATTCTCTTCCAACTTTTCTTGCCATTCCTTTTAAAACTTTATCTTGGAAAGAATATATAAATGAAGTTATACCATATACAATTCTTCCTAATGGATTTTCTGCCCATAATGGTCTATCTGCTATTCTTGGATCTTGTATTGTTTGATCTGTAAATCTTTGTATAGCGACAGCCAACTGCAATCCCATATCACTATATTGACCAGCATCATTCATAATGTCTGATAGTTCTGGTAACTTTGTTTTACCTTTTACCCTTGCTCTTTTTCTTAACCTTGTAGATGTAAAATCATTAAAGTCTAAAATATAATCTGCAAACTGATCTATTGTTTTATCTTTTACACCAAAATCATTTAATACTTTTTTTGCTTTTAATTTTTGTCTATCGCTTGTTGGATTCTTATATTCATAAGCCATCTCACTTATAAATTGAAATCCTATTGCAGCTGCTGATCTTCTTTGTGCATTTGTCATTCCTGTAAGTTTTGTTTTGTAAAAAAACTTTTGTGTTAATCTTTGTAAATTAGGATTATCTACAAACGCACCACCTATACGATTTGTTAATATATCGCCAACTTCTGGATCATCAATAACACCTAAGATTCTTGCAAATTGTTGTCGCAATCTGACATCTTCTTTATTACCACCTAATTTTCTTATGCCAGGAAATTCTTGTAATGTTTTTATAAAAGCCATCATGCCTTTGGCTGGACTTTCTGAAGTAATAGCTGTGGTAAATGGCTCTGCAATAGAAGCTATAGGCGCTCTTACTAATAATGTAATAGACATAATAGCAGATAAATAATTAGCAGCTTTATCTCCAGCCATGCCAAGAGATCTGTTTGATCTAGATTTGCCTGTAATAAAATCAATTGTTTTAGCAAATCGATCAGCGTCTTTTGGATCTACTGCTAATTGTCTTAATCTTCTTTTAACTAAATATTCTATATAATCGGTGTATTCATCTTTAGGTATTCTACCCTCTTTATCTTCTTGAGGTATTTTGTTTTTCCCAAATCGTCTATTAAACTCTGCTCTTCTTGTTGCGCCTAATATGTATTGCTGTATGTTTTCTACAGGATCTGAAATATAAAATTGTTCTAACAATGCATCTGCTTCTGGTGGTAGAGTTCTTTTCTTTGTAAAGTTACTTTGTGGCGTACCAACTAATGTATCTCCAACTTGTGCTTCTGTAATAGCATTGAACCAATTTGTAGAAGAAACAGTACCAAACAAATCTCGCATTTGATCAAAAAATTCTGCGTATTCTTCCTCGATGTTTGCAATAGCTTCGTCTAATTCTGCTTGTGCATCTTCTGCTTTTTTTGTATCACCATCATCATTTGCTTTCTTAATAACAGCTTTAAGACCTTTTATTTTTTTCCATTTTGATGATTGCACAAAGTTTATATACTCTTCACTATTTACAATACCTAATCTAGAATCTTGTATAAATTTTATAACAGCTTCCATTTGATCAAGACTAGCTACATTTATATCTCCAATGTCTTTATCAAAAATAACTTCGTAGACTTTTTTTGCTTGCTGAAAAAATTTTCTGCTTTGAGCATTCACCATTTCTTGATCAAGTAATCTTTGCATATAACCAGATTCTGCATATCCAATATCTAATCCAGATCCTCTAATATATTCGTAAATTTGATTCATCAAATTACGCATTTGACCAGCTGCTTTCTTCACATTGTCTGGTATGTTTCTTTGATCTTTAATTTGACTTGTTAGTATGCTTCTAAGCAATGAAATTTCGCCATCACTCATTCCATTTATATCATTTAAAGAAACAATTTTAGCTAATTGTAAACCAAACTTTCTTGCTTCTCTTGTTTGTGCATTAGAAAAATTATCGCCCTCTGCTTGTGATTGAAATTCACCACCTGTTTGTGTTGCTAAGTTTTGATACAAATATTTCATAACAGGATTGTTTGGGTATCGTTTCATAATAGATTTTAAGATACCTTGTTTTTGGTAAAACAATGGAGAAAACAATATATCTTCAATAGACTCAAAAAGCTTTCTGCCAAGTTTTTTTTGTCTTACATTTTCAGTTAATTGTTTTCTCTTTTCTTCCATACGTTGTTTAAATTTTTTATGATCTTGAATAGCTTTACGTTGGTCTGCAAATAAACCTTTGCTTTCTTGTTCTTCAACTTCATACATTTTTCTAACATCTATTCGTGTATCTTCTGACGCTGTTTTGCCAACTTCTCCATCACCTAATGTTGTTTCTGCTGCAATTGCATCTATAAGATTTCTCATAGCACCAAATATCTCTAATCGATCTTCAGCTTTTGGAAAAGTCAACGCCATTCTTGAATCTAAAATTTTAGGTAAATCGTCAATGCTTGGATTGCTTAACTGTTCTTTTGTAACATTTAATTGTTCTAATGTTATTTGATAACCATCATTTGTTTTAGCTAAAAAGTCTGCGTCCATTTTATTTAAGGCCATATGGTATGCTGTAAAAGCTTCTCCAACTCTTGCAAACATTTCATATGAACTTGCCCAATAGTCTTTACTTTGCCCATATATTGGTGCAAAAAATTCTGCGTCTTTTCTAAACTGTGTTTTGGCTACAGATCTTGCATTAGCTGATCCACCAAGTATTCTTTCTTTACGTTTTATTAATATTTGTAATTGTTTTTCTGATTTTGTTTTAGCAATCTTATCATCAATTTGTTTTAGCTTTAATGCTTCATCTGCTTTGTCTTGAAACATTGCTCTTACTAATAAAGCATAAGCATCTTTTACATTTGAAGCTTCTATCTCTGCGCCTTTTCTTGTTAATGCAGACATTAATGGGTGTGGATCATCTATGTTATCTACGTTTGCGTGTTTCTCGAACAAGTAATGATCTAAAGCATGAAACCATTCGTGAGCAAAACTGTTAACTCTTCTAGGCACAGTTATTGTTTTTGTGCTTGGACTATAAGATCCATATGCTCCTAAAGTTTTAACCATATTAAAAGTTAATGTTCCGTCTAATCCAATAGCTTTGTATGGTAAATTAAAAAAATTAGCTAGTGCAGATAAATTATGAAATCCAGTTAACAGTTGATCGACAGCTTCTTTTGTATTGGCGTTACTAGACTTTGTAACTGACTTCATGCCAAATCTTTCGACAAACATTTTTTGCAATATTTTAAATTGTCTTTCGATTGGCAAGTTAACTGCAATATCTGGATCGACACCAGCTGCTTCAAACGCAGAAAATATTAACGCTGTTTTGTTTCTTTCTGCAAGTTTGTCGACAAGTGTTCCTGGCTTTTCGACTCTTTGGTTTTCGTAATCTTTTTCACTTTTAATTTGTAAACTTTCGGTAGCAGATTCTTTGGTAGCTTTCCTATCTGGTTCAATGGTTGCATCTTTTAAATCCTCCTGTTTAGTGTCGAATTTCTTTTTTGCTGCTTCAAGTATATCAATAGCTTCAAAAAATTCCGACATTAAATTGTCTCTATAAGTATATGCTGCTGTTAAATAGGCATTACCCTCAAATCCTTTTCTAGAATTTGTTAGTTTTGATCTAGAAAATTTTTCTGACAAACCTTTAAATAAAGGTGAATTTTTTAATTTATTTAATTCTTCATCTAATTTATTTGTTGTTACTAATTCACCAACAGTTTTATCAATAATAACATATGTATCACCACTTATCTTTTTTAGTGTTTTAACGTATGACTTAAAAGTTCCATCTTTATGTTTTAAAAGATTTTGTTCTTTTGCTTCTTTGTAACCTGGAACTGAATTACTGTCTTTTATTTTTATAGTAACTGTAGTGTCAAAAGTAACATCTTTTAACTTTTCTTGTTTTGACTCATCTTCTTTTTGAACTTCATCACTTCTTGTCTTAGTATCGGTTCTTTGTTTTTGTTCGCTACTCTCAGTAGGCTTTGCATCATCAGATCTAGTGCTTCCTTTGAGGAGGTCTGGGGTTTCTTCGCCATCTAATTTGCTCCTTGCAGTTTTTACAACATCTTCTGGTGTTGTTGTATCTTCTAAAAATCCACCAACTTGTTTTCTTTCAGCTTCATCGACATAAAAACCTAACAACTCTGTCATGTATTTTTGTGATTTTGCTCTAGTTAATTTATCATTGTAAATTGTCTTTATTAATAACTCAACCATAGGATCAAGATTTTGTATTATGTCTGTTTGGTTGACAATATCACTAACAGCTTGATTGTTTTTTCTAGCATTAGATATTTTTAAGGCCATATCTGTTAATTGATTAGTAATATCAAACTGTGCTGGAACTGTTCCATTGCTAATTAAAGATTTAAGATTTGCAAATCGAGGTGCTACATTAAGTAAAGCGTTTGATATAGCTTTGATGTTGTCATCTGTGCTGTCAATCATAACAGCTAATGCATCAGTATTTTCATATGCAGAAGCTAATATAGCGTTTTGTATTCTTGTAACGCCCTCTTTTGTTAAAACTCCATCTCTACTAATATTGCCTTGTTCGTTTTTAGTAACAACTTTATCGATAAAAGATTTTACAAATTGCTGGTTATCTAAACTTGTTATGTCGCCACCTTTAAACTGCTGAATGATGTCTGAACCCATTGCTTGGCTATCTCTTTGCGCTCTTTCAGTAGCTGACATCTGAGCAATAATATCTCTATTAGATAAATCTGCTATTTCAACTAATTCTTCTTGCGTAATATTGTCGTCCAACACACGCACTAATATAGGGTTTTCTATCCCAGATAAATCTTGGCCTGTAGTTTCAGATATTCTGTTTTTATATGTATTGTAATTTTCTTTAAAATTATCTCTTGCTTCTTTTAATGATAAAACACGACCATTACCAGATATAATTGTTCCATCTTTTGTTATAATCGGTGCGCCTGTATTTGTCGTTGGACTTTCTAACAATTGTTCTGGATCTAGATTTGACGCTCTTTCTTTAGATAAGACTTCTGACTCTTTTAATGTTCTGTCTCTTGGCTGTAAATCACCAGACGCTGCTTTTAATTTATCTAAATCAACAATTATTGTTTTAACATTAACTTCTTTTTCAGAGTTTGGCGTTCTAATTTTCTTTACATCACTTTCGTAATCTACAACTTTATCTATATCTGCAAGCGTTTCTTTGCTTGTCAAAACCTGTTCAACTGTAGTTGTATTAGCAATAATGCCATCTATGTTGTCCTTGATTTTATTTGCTTTATCTAACTCAGCTTGTGCTTGTGTTGTATCTTGATTTGTTTCTCTTGATAATTGCAATTCTAAATTAATTAAATCAATAATTTCATCTAATTCTTTTTTAGGATTTTCGCTTTTTACAATATCATCAATAACTACAACAATATCATCTGCGTCTTTTTTACCATCAAGATCTCTTGTAGCAATTGTAATGGTTTTATTATCAACTTCTCTTGTCTGGCTTGCAGACTCCTCGGAGGATTGAGAAGTCTGCAACTCTGAATCTTCCTCGAATGTAGCTTTTAATTTATCTACTACTTCTTTTTGTTTTTTAAATCTGTTTGCAGCAATAACATTTGTACCTATCTCTATTGCTCCTGTTGGGAATTCAGCTATACCCTCTAAGCCAACTTCTCCATAATTTATTTCGTCTTTTAATCCCTCTGCAACTTGTAAAAATTGTCCTGTAAAATCACCAGCACTTCCAAGTAATCCTTGTCCAGCTAATTCTGCTGTTGAAGCGCCAACTACTGCTTTGTTTGTTGCACCAGATTTTATAACTGGAGAAACTAATTTACCAGCTAAACCCATAGACAAAGCATCAAAAACTGCAACTGGTATACCATATAAAGCTGCACTCTTTTTTGCCTTTGCGTAAAAAGCTGGATCAGTAAGTTTAGCCTGTACAGCTTTTTCATCTGTCATATCTACGCCAGATTGCGCTAATTCTTGATTTATAACATCAGCATAGGTTGTACCAAATGTAACAATACCAGCTGCTCCAGCACCAACTAATGGACTACCAGCAACAGATCCAGTTATAAACACACCTAAACTAGCTAAAGATGATGGCAAAGATTCTCCAACAACACTTAATACTGCTGATGGATTTGTAGCTATAGCAGATAAAATGTTTTTCCAACCTTTTGCATCTACAATTTCTTTTAAACCTTTTTGTATATCTGGTGGCTGTGTTGGAGATACTCTGTTTAATTCTGTTATAAGTTTTACAGTTTCAGAAGCATTGTTCCAACCAAGCGTCAAACCTAATTGTGCCATGCCTTGATTGGCTCTTACAAATCCTCGTGTTAATGCATTATTAGGTAATCTTGAATCTTCTGGAGATAATAAATTAGATCTAGCTATTAAATCTATAGCAATGTTATCATCTACTTTAGCTTCTCCCATTGGAGTTTTAAGAAAAAAGTTTCCTGGCGTACCACCTACACCACTACTAACAGGATTTATATTTATGTTAGGCGTTGTAATAGCATCTGGCCTTGTAATAATATCTGTTAATCTTTGCTTTTCATTGTTAAAAGCAATGTCATCTTGTTCTGCTTTAAGTCTATTTTGTTCTGCAAGATTTTCGTTTTGTTTGAAATTAAAACTTCTACCTCTTTGATTTCTTGGATATTCAGTTCTTTTGTTCTTTAATCCTTGATCGCTAAATTCAACTGAATCTACAAATAAATTTTGTTGTACAGGCTGTTTTGTTTCTATTGGCTCTGGTTTAAAATTTGCGTTACCAAATGTATCAATACTATAATCGTTTATTCCATCACTTAATGTCGTTATGTTTGCTGGTGGAGCATTGTCTGTATTATAGTCTGATTTTTCGTCATCTTTGTTGTCAAACTTATAATTTGGATTGCCAAATGTATCGACACTATAATCCATTAATTTAATTCACTTTTAATCTGATTTACAATTGCTTTGGCTTGGTCGCTATCGTATCCAAAGTCTCGTATAATTTTTCTTTTTACATCTTCTTCACCAAATACGTTAAAATTTCTTTTTAAAAGATTATAAAAATATGCTGGAAACTTAAAATTACTGCTAAAAAATCCACTACCTATTTCAACAATTCCCTCTGAAATCATTCTAGAATTTCTTTGAAATGCTTCAGTAAATGTTATTTGTCTTTTTTCGCCATTAGGTCTATTTGGATCTACAGGTACTCCATTATTAAAATCACTAAAAACTTGTTTCATAAATATATCATTTATTTTACTTCTAAACTTTGCACCAAAATCTTCGTAAGCAGCATTACTTTCGTACAGATTAAGAACAGCATCTTGTACCTGTTTAATCTTAGGCATTCCTTTTTTGTCT